GAGATCAAAAAGTATCCCGTGTATAAAACACTCCGAATAAAGAGTGTATTTAGACAGTAGCGGTCGATCAGGCCGAGACGGAGGGGATTGACGCCAACCGCGGGTCCGTAAGCTCGCTCGCAATGCCGCCCGGCCTAACCGGGGGGAGTTGCGCGCGAAAGCGCGCAGGCCCGAGGGGGGCGTCAAAACAGCGGCAAGGATTCTACCCTTGCCGCACTCTGGGTCCTAAATTTTTGTTTGGGGCAGGCCGCGCGAAGCGCGGCCCCCTAACACAAAAAATTGGGGTGCGGCTTAGGGTGGCTTGCCGCTGTGTGCCCCTCCGGACGGCCGCTTGAGCGAGCAAAACCACAGGAGTAACACATGCACATCGACGAGATTGCCCAAGCAATCGAACGGTTACTTGAGAACCATGACATCCACCTAACTACCGACGACTTCAATCGGTTGCATGATTTCTTAGAAGAAATCATGCAACGCATCAGGGAAACCGGCCAATGAGCGCATTGGAGGCGTTCCTTGCCGGCCTCGTTATACTCGGCGTCGTTGTCGCACTTATAGCCTAAAGGAGAAAAAAATGGACTATGATCCCTGGCAGACGAAACTGCTTTCCCTTGCAACACACTTGCGTCAAAACGCCCGGACGGTCATCTCCACTGACCGTGTTGTAGAACTTATCGCGGTGGCCCAGTATTTTGAGCGTATTGCTATTGCCGGGTCAAAGGCAAAGGCCCGTGCAACTTGTGAGACCCTTGGTCTGCTTGTAGAGGAGGCATAGATGCCCGTATTCGAAGTCACCGTTACCCGCACCAGCTCCCACACCACAACGGTCGAGGTAGAAGCGAAGAATGCGGAAGCCGCGCTTGCCGCCGCCGAGGAAATTGCGCGGGAGGGCCAGATCAAGCTCGACTGGGACCTGGAGGGCGAAGAGTTTGAGGCCGAAGATGCAGAGCAGCTGGGATGACGCTTTGCGTCCCTGGCCGGGTTGGCTGCCCGCGGCCCCATAAATAATTTTCGGGCCGGGCTAAAGCCCGGCCCGAAAATAATTTCGGTATCCGCCGCGTGACTGCCCCCCTGGCTCCGGCGCAAGGGCGCCAATCCCCCACCCTAGGGCGGGCCGATTGGGCCCAGCGTACCGAGCCATTGTGGCCGTCCAGCCTGAACCACGGTGGGCCTTGATGTCACCAGATCTTAAAGCGATTGATAAGGAGCTGCGCCGATTACGCTGGAATTCCCGTATCGCATGGCTGCACAGCGTTCATCTCCTATCTAGTAATTGGCCAGTGATGGAACCAACCGATTGCTCCGATCTTATCGAAGTTGTACGCCGCGGCGATTACATCACTCCGTTTTACGGCAATATGCCCCAGCCCGATTCCGATGACAGCTACAACCGCTTCATCAAGCTGAGAAAGGATTTCCCCAAATGACACCTGAACGTTCCACAGATGCAATTAGACGAGGTGGGTGGTGGGCTTTCCTTGGTGTCCTCGCCATCTGCACCGCAGAATACTGGACAGATGGGGTGGCATCGACTAAGGCCTCCGCTGCTCTTAAACTGCTTTGCGGCATCGTGGCCGTCTGGGCTTTTGGTTTTGTTTCAGGACACAACGCAAGGAGTGAAGATGACCCACGATGAACAAGAAGCGCTGTCGCGTGTGCATGGCCCGGCCACCCTCCGAGTCCTCGGCCTCCGATCTGGGAACTGGGCGATCTTCGATCAGGCTCGCAACATCCTAGCAATCGTCGCCGCTAGCGAAGTCGCTAGCGAACTCTTTGAACTCAGCAAACTTCTTGAGGCATCCGTCCCACCACAGCCCATCACCTCTACCTCTAGCGCGCCCCCAAAAATCTCCTTAAAGGATCTTGGCCTATGATCTGGCACCGCAAACATCCCCGCGCCACCGCCGACATGCTTGGATATGTCCCAAGCTTCCTCGACGAGGACGACCCGCGCCCGGCCCGCGAGCAGTTCCATGCCAACTACATCAGCGGGTGGTCCCCCTTCAAGGGCTTCAAGATGCTCCCTGATGGCAACATGAAGTACCCCAACGACCCTCCTACCCAACTCCTCTTCGAGGGCTATTTCCGCGACGAACTGGTCCGCTTCTACCAGTACGCCTGGGTCGCCATTGTGCAGCCCGACGGCTCCTTCGAAGTCTCAAGGATGGACTAATCACCATGAAAACCTTTGATCCGCCGAACACCCCCGAACAGGACGACATCCTCAATTTTGCTCTCACCTCCAAGCAATCGCTGCTCGTTAACGCCCTGGCCGGCACCGCAAAGACCACCACCGTTGAGCGGTTGGCGATCGTAGACGATCGCCAACCTATCCTCTACGTCGTGTTCAACAAGCGGAACCAACTCGAGGCCGAGAAGCGGATGCCGGGGCACGTCCTCTGCAAGACCGCCAACGCCCTCGGGCACGGAGTCTGGGCGCGCCACATCGGCCGGCGCCTCGTCGTCAGCACCCGCAAAACCTACGACATCCTCAAGGCCGTCGTCGACCCGCTAGGGCGCACCGAGAAGGGGGAAGCCTACCGCAGCTTCCCTGAAATCCTCGCGGCGGTTCGCACCGCCAAAATCTCAGGGTACATCCCACCCGACAAGTTCGCCGGGATGACACCCTTGTGTCACGACGACCCCTTCGAGGTGGAGCCCACCTACCTCGAGCGCTACCTCCTTGACAAGGTTCTCACCCTTTCAATACAGGCCGCATTCGATGGCTCAATCGACTTCGACGACCAAGTTTACATGCCCGTACTGTTCGGAGGGACATGGCCGCAGTTCCCTCTTGTTGTGGTTGACGAGGCACAAGACCTCTCCCCTCTCAACCATGCAATGCTTGCTCGGCTCGTCACTGGGCGACTCATTGCTGTTGGAGACCCATATCAAAGTATTTATGCTTTCCGGGGCGCTGTGCAGGGCGGGATGGAAGTACTACATCGGAACTATTCCACAGAGGTTCGAACTCTGAGTGTTTCGTTCCGGTGCCCCCGCGCCGTAGTAAGGAACGCGCATTGGCGCGTTCCTCACTTTAAGTATCCCGAGTGGGCGGACGAGGGCGAGGTTAACCACCTCGAGGAATGGCCCGCGGCGTCAATAGCAGAGGATGCCGCAATCGTGTGCCGCAGCAACGCCCCGCTCCTATCCTGCGCGTTTCGCCTCCTACGCATGGGGCGCAGCATCAAGTTGGTTGGGTCGGACATCGGCCCCAACCTCGTACGCGCCCTCAAGAAGCTGGGCCCTGAAAGCATGACCCAAACAGAGATGCTCGACGCCATTGATAAGGCTGCCCATGCCGCCGAACTCAAGTCCCGGGCTATCGCATCCACCGCAGACAAATACGATTGTCTGCGCGTATTCGCTAACCAGTCCCAAACCATGGGAGAGGCTATTGCCCGGGCCGAGGATGTATTCAAGCGCGGCGGCGCAATCCAACTCCTGACCGGACACAAGGCCAAGGGCCTCGAGTTTAACACCGTCTATCACCTCGATCCGCACCGCATACCCACCCCTTACGCCAAGACCGAGGAGGAACTCGAACAAGAGATGAATGTTAAATATGTTATAGAAACCCGGGCCAAACAGACTCTCAACATAACCCGATTGGACTTCCTCACATGACCGCAGAAATCAAGGAGCTTCAAAAGACCCGGCAGACCAGCTGGGTCGAATATACAGGCGGCTTCGTGATCCGCACCTACGTTACCGAGTCACCCACCTTCCAGAAGCATGGGGCCGAAGTCCTACACCCCCATCCGCTCCTCGTGGGACCAAAGAGAACCTTCAAGGGTTTCGATTTTACCCAGCTGCATCGGACACCTAGTCCTAACAGCGGTTCGGCCCACGGCGCCAACAGTCAAGCATACGACTGGCTTAAAGCCTTTGCACAATCCGATCCTGTCCTTACGGAGGTTCCAGTGCCCATCGACCCCAAATCGGTTCCGCAGCCACCGCCAGATCCAGATGCTGTCCTCGCCCCCCTCGAAGCCGAGTTCAAGCGGATATGCCGAGTCATCCGCGATCCAGCCGTGCCGCGCACACGCAAGCTCCAGGCCTTGGCCGATCTCCGCGCCGAGGCAATGGTAGCTACGCGGAAGGTTGAGAAGTGGCTCGTATAGCAATCGCCGGCCACCCCCGCTCGGGCAAATCCACCCTCGCCGATCAATTGCCTGGGCCTCACCGCACCACAGACTCTCTCCTCGAAACGTTCCAAGATTGGGACACCATCGTCGCAACTACAGCGAAGTGGCTCGATGCGCCCGGTCCCTGGACCATTTCAGGGGTGGTTGTGCCACATGCCCTTAGCTTGTGGCACAACACGCATCCTCGTATGCCGCCCCCGCTAGAGTACTTCGTCTTTGTTCGCCGCCCAACCTTTGATGGTTTGACCAAGGGCCAAACCATCATGGCTAAGGGCATCGACACAGTTATGGGAGACATCCGCCGGTGGCTCGCCCCTGTAACGACGGACACGGTTGGCATTCTCAGCCATGTGTATGTATCCACCACTGAAAAAAGGAGTTGACAGTAGGCGATGGATATGGTACATTCACCATTCTACATAGGGGCAGTCATGAAAACAGAACTATCGATAGTAGTAACACCAAGAGCACTTAAATATGACGCAGCTTGTCGTATGATAGCGGAGATCTACACTGTAGATGAAGTAAAAGACTTCCACGACAAAGTTGCGGCAGTACAAGAATACGCTCGGCAATCAGCAAACTACGATCTCGAGAAACAAGCATTTGAGGTGCGTAAGCGGGCCGAGCGCCGGGCCGGCGAACTTCTCAAAGAGATGGAACGGGACAAGACCCGATCAAAAGGCAGGCGTAAAAAAAGAATTACCGCCGGTAATAGTTTTACGCAACAAAAAACATTGGACGACCTTGGTATAACTCCTAGACAGTCCCACGATTGGCAAAAGTATGCCGATGTACCAGCAGAAATCTTCGATGAGGCAATAGCAAAGGCAGTGGCTGGAAAGCGCCCCGACTCTAATGTAGTCAATATGACAACAAAGAAAACCAAGACCCCAACTCAAACTATGAAGCCGACAACCTCGAAAGAAACAACCAGAAGTATACTGATATGGGAAGCTTTCATCGGTCGTCGCGCCGGCGAGGGTCTTGTAGACTCGAGCCCCGCAGCATTCTTAGGAGATACGCTTGACGACTACTGGAAGAAACGACTAAAGAAGGACATCGCCGTAGCCCGAGAGTGGCTCAACAAAGTGGAGGAGTTCGTCGCATGAAGAACGTGAACATCGGGGTTAGCCGCAGCATTGGTAACAAGATAAACACCGTTATATGGAAGACCCCAGCTACACAGCCAAAGGTCGTAGTGTACGACATCATAACACGGGTGGAGCGTACACTCGATCGGGCGGAGGTAGACTACCTGCTTCGCAAGGGACTATATGCCCCCGTATACCAGCGAGTAATTCGCTGGGGGGACTCTCGCCGTGTAGCCTCTCCGACCGGGTTTACTCGCCAAGAGCTCATAACATATGAGGAGTTTAAGCAAAACCAGGACCGCGACGAACTCCGAATTGACTCCCTCCAACATAGTGTTGTGGAACGAAATAACAAATGGCCGCAGTGGGCCAATCTTCGCGAAGAAGAGAATCACATGATGGATGATTGGTTGAGGGAACTGTATGCATCCACCACTGAAAAAAGGTGTTGACAATGCGGTGAAAATATGGTTTAATACCCACGTTTTGTTGTTGACTCCACGCCAAAACCGAGCCAAGTTACCAATCGCCAACCCTGGCACAACCAAATAGGACAATCCAACGATGCCTAGCGATAACATCACAATTTGCGGCCGCGGCTTCGACATCCCCGTGCCTGACCGCTACACGGCCGGCTCGACCATCGAACTCACCGAGGGCGAAGCCTCTTCGATCCGCCAGACCTTCTGCGAGAACATCCGCAACAACATCGCGGCTCGCATGAAGAAGGACAACGGCGCAGTTAATGAGGCCGGTGCGCTCCATGAGGAACTTGTCGAGGAGTGGCAGACCAAGGTCAATGAGTATGCGGAGTCCTACCAGTTCGGTGTCCGCACCGGAGGTGGTGGGCGCACCCCGGCCGACCCGGTTGAGCGGGAGACTCTCAAGATTGTCAAGGACAAGATCCGCGAGAAGCTCGTCCGTCTTTTCGGGGCCAAGCACGGTCACACCACCGAGCAGGTCAACGAACTCGCGGCCCAGCTCATGGCTACGGACCGTGCCGACGTTTACCGCACCCTCGCGAAGCAGCGTATTGCTCAGTTGAACGAGGCGGCGGACATCGAGTTGACCGGCATGGATGTGCCTGCCGAGGCCGCCTAACCCATACGTCCTGCCGCACGAACGTAGTAACGCGTAGAAAATTGCTTCCTAAACGAAACTCGCCAGCCCCCACGGGGCTGGCCTTTTCCACGAGGCTCACATGAAAGCTAAACCTACACCCAAGAAGGCGGCTCAGGTGGCGGTTGCTCTCTATAACAAGGGCGTCGCCAAAGAGGGCATCTCCAAGGTCGCCGCCAAACAGTACAAACGGGCCAAATCTAAAGCACACTCCTAGTGGGGGAATTAAATTCCATGCCTAGCAAATCCAAGAAGCAGGCTCGACTTATGGCCGCGGCTGCCCACGATCCAAAGTTTGCGAAGCGCGCCGGCATCCCCCAATCAGTCGCCCGCGACTTCAATAAGGCTGACAAAGGCACTGGCATTCTCAAGAAGGGCGGGCGCCGCGGAAGATGAACGGAGCAAGCTTACCGCTTATTGAGGTGCTCTACCGGGCGCTTACAGCACCCCTTGGCATTGTGGTTGAGACCGATGACGTCGAGTTCCTGCGCCAAAAACTGTACGCAGCCCGCCGCACCTTACCGGAGATAGAAGACCTTGGACATCTCAGCTTTGTTCCGAGTCCAACCAATCCTCAACAACTATGGATAGTGAACCGAAATGCGACGCGAGGAGATACCACTACAGAAAGTGACCCTATCCCTATACAAAGGGGATTTTGACCGGCTCCGAGAGTTCAAGCCGCGGCTTGGGGCGTCTAAAGTTGTCCGTCTTCTAGTTCGCAACTACATAAATGCCGTTGAACGCCGCGTAGAACAACGCCTCCCCCGATCAGAGATTTATGAAGATGCAGAATCCATACCGCCGTCTCAACTGTGAAAATGTAGATATGACCATCCACCTCGGCAATGGCGCCCACCACCTCACAGTCGCCCTCGCATACGACAACCTTGGCATTCTTCGGGAAGTAAACTTTGTAGGCCGGGGCAAGATCGGCCACGGTATTGATCAGCTCCTTCACGAACTAGGTATCCAGCTCAGTCGCGCAATCCAAGGGCGGCATCCCAATGGCGAGCAAACCGATCCAACAGCGCCTCCAAGCGATCTTGGACCAGGAAACATATTGTAAATTTCCCCTCCACCGACGTAACTTCGGCAAGAAAGGAGCATTCGTAGAATGGACACCGCCACCCCTCAGCCAACTATATCCGACCTCTTCGCGCGAGATCCTCTATCTCTCACCAAAGTGGACGTTGACCTTATCATCGACTACTACAGAGCGAAACGCCAACAGTCAATCGCAGGAGTAAAAGATGCTGGAGCAGTCAAGCACACCAAAAATACAATCACCCTCGCTGACCTCGACCTCTAACCCGGTGTCGCCATTTGGCGACACCGGCAAGCAATTCGCGTGGGATAGCGTAAGTTTGAATTGGCTTAAAGACTGCCCGCGTAAATACAAATACTTCATGCTCGATGGATGGCGGCCCAAAGCGGATAGCGTCCATATCCGCTTTGGACTCCTCTATGCCCGGGCACTCGAACACTACCATGTGTGGCGATCAAAAGGATCGTCACACAGAAAGGCTATGTACAACGTGGTGCTTGAGACCCTTATGAAGTCGTGGCCGTGGGACTTCGAAGATCACGTTAAGTCTCGCGAGAACCTGATCCGCTCCATCGTGTGGTACCTCGACAAGTTCGAGAATGACGTATGCGAGACGGTCATTCTCTCAGATGGAACGCCGGCAGTCGAGATTGCAACCCGATACCAACTCGATAACGACAATATCGTTATCGTTCACCTCGACCGGATCGTGAACTTCAACGGCCAGACCTACATCCAGGACCAGAAAACGACTGGCCACACGATCAGCGGATACTACTTCGACGGGTTCTCGATGGACAACCAGATGTCTCTCTACAGTACCGTGGGCGCAGTCGTCTACCACGCACCGGTTGCAGGAGTAATGATCGACGCAGCCCAGATCGCAATCGGCTTCACCAAGCACGAGCGCGGCTTTACCTACCGCACCAAGGAGCAACTTGACGAATGGCTCGCTGACACCCGATATTACATTGGACCCTACCGAGATGCGGCCGAAGCCGCGGGCTGGCCGCAGAATGACACATCCTGCGGGAAGTTTAGATCTGACGACCCCTTCCGTGGATCTGTTGGTTGTCCACTGCGTGGAGTTTGCTCTAAAGATCCGCGGGTGCGAGACAAGTTCCTCGAGTCCAATTTCGAGCGCCGGCCGTGGAACCCTTTGGCCGAAAGGACCTAGACACGGTAACACAGGATAACTACAATGCCAGTTAAACTCCTCCTTGAGGGCGACAGCTCCACCGGCAAAACCACGGCCCTCCTCTCGCTGATCGCGGCGGGCTACAAACTGCACATCCTCGATTACGATAACAAGCTGGATTCCCTCCGCGCCTTCGCCGAGCACTACCTCCCCGACAAAAGCTTCGACCATTTGTCACTTCGCGATAAGCTCAAGGCATCACCAAATGGGCCAATGCTCGATGGCCCGCCTCGCGCTTTCAGTAAGGGATTGGACGCCCTGGACAAGTGGGCTGACGGCTCGTTGCCCCAAGATTGGGGCAACGAGCACGTCTTGGTTGTGGATTCCCTAACGACGATGACTCAGGCCGCATTCAGTTGGGCAAAGCTGATGGCCGGGGCCACCTCGTATATCGAGGGGATCAACGTGAAGGGTGGACCCGACCCACGGAACCTCATCTACACGGCGCAGCGGGCCGTCATGAATGTTATCCAACTGCTGACTGGGGAGTGGTTCAACACCAACGTTATCGTCCTGTCGCACATTAAGTACTTTGACCGGGAGGACGGCAAGACCAAATCGTACCCCGTCACAATCGGCTCAGCAATCGCCCCGGAAGTTCCCACCTCATTCTCTTGTGTTGCCCAACTCGAAACCGAAACTCTAGGAGGTACCCCAACCCGCATCCTACGAACCGTCTCAACACCAATGATCGACTTGCAAAATCCAAAACCTTTTGCAATGCCCAAAGTCATCCCTGTTCCAGACCTTAGCGTGTCCGCAAAAGGTCTGGAACAATCCGGGCTGGCTCACTTCTTCTCAATCATCAACGGAGCCAAGTAACATGGCATCATTCGCAGACATTCTCGACAAGAACGTCTCTGAAGTCAAGGCGCCCCCGCCCTATCCCGCCGGCAATTACCTCGCGATCACTGAGGGCGTCCCAGTGTGGGGCAACTCCTCGGTGCAGAAGACGAAGCAGGTCCAGTTCAAGGCGAAGTTCCTCCAGGTCATGGACGACGTGGACAAGGAGAAGATCGCCGAGTGGGCGGAGACCTCTGGCAATTCGATCCTTGGGCAGAGCGTCTACCTCACGTTCTACGATCCGCAGCCCCACCGGCTCACCGAGTTCCTCACCCACCTCGGCCTCGGTAACTTGCCGGTACGTCAGGCCATCGAGGAGTCGCCGGGCCGCCAGTTCATCTGCACAATCCGGCACCGCCCCTCCCAGGACGGCACCCGCATCCAGGCTGAGGTGGGCGGGACCGCCGCTGTCTAACTTCTAGCGGTTCGGGTGGGGAGCCCCCTCTCCACCTGAAGGCGTGTGGCCCCGAGCGCCCAACACTCCCCGATCGGGGCACTTTATCACAGGAGTAAATGATGACATCTACACAACTACACGAAGGAATTACTGGTCGCGGGCGTGGCCGAGATCGGTATGTTATCTGCAATGCGTTAGCATATGCAATAATTATCATCGAACGGCAGCCGATCGGACACCGAGAAACCTCCGATATGGAGGACATGAAAATTATTCTCGAGCGTCTTGCCTCCGGCTTTATGGGCGCAGATTATTTTATGGAAGAGGCTCGCACTCATATAGATCAAGTTCGTCCGAAGTGGAACGGCCAATGATCAGTGGTGAGTTCAAAACCTGCCCTGCCGAGCAGATAATAATAAATCGCGAGGAGCGCCAACGTCGCGTCCTTAACAACATACCAAGACTTGCTAAGTCTATCAGTAAACGGGGGCTTATACAGCCCCCGGTTATAACACGAGAGTATGTTCTGGTCGCTGGTGAGCGCCGTATAGCTGCCATGAAATCTTTGGGATGGGATACCATCCCATTCCAGTTCTTGGACGAGGCTCCCGTCAAAGAGCTTAAAAAACTGGAGCTTGAAGAAAATCTACAAAGGGAAGATTTAGAGTGGCAAGATAGAATAGACGCTATAAAAACTATACATGAGCTTGAATTAGCTGATGATCCAACATGGACACATGACGACACCGCCGAGGAACTTGGCCTTGATCGTGGCTATGTATCGGAACTAATGCGTGTCGCAAAAGCAATGAGCATAAATCCAATAGTTGCACAACAACCCAATCTTTCCAGCGCCCGCCGCATTGTAAAAGCACAGGAGCAACGAAGAGCTGCATATGAAGAAGAAAGTCTTGAATATGGTTCGGGGGTTTTGCCCCCGAACCAGCCAGTCCTTCACGCCCGTTTCGAAGACTGGGCCTCAACATACGACGGCCCTCGGTTCAACCTCATTCACTGTGACTTCCCCTACGGGATCGGCTTTGATCGTATGGGGGCTCAGGCCGGCCTCGACTACGGTCGATACAAAGACACCATCGAGATCTATAACTCTCTTCTGGGAAACCTGACAACACACCTCGACAAGTTCGCAGAGGAATCTTGCCACATCCTGTTCTGGTTCTCCATTCAAAACTACGAATACACATACAACACTCTTACCAACGCCGGGTTCGTCATCGATCAGTTCCCCTTCATCTGGCTCAAGTCCGACAACACAGGCATCATTCCCGATGCGGCGCGAGGCCCCCGCCGTATCTACGAGACCGCCTTCTTCGGCCGGCGCGGGGATCGCATGATTTTGAGACCAAAATCAAACGCCATCGCGTGGCCATCCACCGGCAAGATCCATCCGCACGAGAAACCCGCGGAGATGCTCCAGTACTTCTTCGAGATGCTCGTTGATGAGCACACCGCGCTGTTCGATCCGACCTGCGGATCGGGGGCGGCCTTGCGGGCCGCGAAGAAGCTTGGCGCGGCCCGCATCCTTGGCCTCGAGATAGACGAGCATTACGTCCGCATGGCAAACGCCGAACTAGAGAAGGACGCATGACGCAGCGTATTGCGTTAGTCGGGGAGGCATGGGGTGAGTGGGAGGAGTGCGGTTCCCGCCCATTCCTCGGTGTGTCCGGGGTAGCTCTCTTCGAGATGTTGTGCGAGGCTGGCCTGTGCGAACGCACAGGCCAGGACACCAGCGACCTCCGCGATTTCTGGTTCTTCCATAACCAGTGGCAGATGACCGGCAAGCCCGGGGCGCGAAGCCCCGATGCTATAGTAGTCGCGCCGATGCTCCGAGTCTGGGCGCGGCATCCCGAGTTCTTCCCAACCAACGTATTCAACTTACGACCACCCCGGAACGACATCGAGTCATTGTGTGTTCCCAAGACGCTTGCACCGAGCGGTTTGCCAGCCCTACGCGCGGGCAAGTATCTTGCTGAACAGTACCTTTCCGAACTCATTCGGCTTTCGTCCGACCTGAGGTCGGACGAAATTGGACTCATTATTTGTTTGGGTGGCACCGCAACCTGGGCACTGCTCCACAACCCCGGCATCACTAAGTTGCGGGGCACCGTCGCCTCCGCAACACACGTTGCGCCAGGGCGCAAATTGATTGCGACATACCACCCGGCCGCAGTCCTCCGGCAGTGGGAACTCCGCCACGTCACGATCCTCGACTTCATGAAAGCCCGGGGCGAGGCCCGGTTTCCAGAGGTGCGCCGCCCTCGCCGCCAAATCCATATAGTCGAAACTCTTAGCGACCTATATTCGATGTGGCCCCCCGATAGCGATTGTACTGCAATCGCCATCGATATTGAAACCCACCAAGACCAAATCACCTGTATAGGCTTCGCCTACACGGCCAGTCTCGCATACGTTATTCCCTTCGTGGATAACCGCCGCGAGTCCGGCTCGTACTGGGGGACGTTCGCCGAGGAGAAGGTGGCATGGGACACAGTGAGGCAAATCTGCGCCTCCCGTCTTCCAAAGATATTCCAGAACGGACTCTATGACACCAATTTTCTGTGGCAAAAATATGGCATCCCCATAAGTAACTTCGCAGAGGACACAATGCTCGCGCATCATGCGCTCCAACCCGAAAGTCCAAAGTCTCTCGATTTCCTCGGCAGCGTATACACCAACGAGGCCGCATGGAAACTTATGCGGACCCGCGGCAAGACCACCATCAAGAAGGATGAGTAGCTATGGCTACGGTCATTCCATTTAAGTCTCGAGAGAAGCCGGAGGAAAAGGTGTACGTTTGCAACTGCGGCAACGAAAACTTTTGGCTTTACCAAGATGGCCGGATCGAGTGTACAGCCTGCAACACATTCCACGAGGACATGATCGGGTACTGGAAACTCATCGATCCAACCGCGGATAAACCAGCATGAAAATAATCCACACCGATCTCCTCGAAAAACTTAACATGCCTCTCTCCGAGACCGAGAAGCTTTGGATCTACAACGGCCTCGATTGCTGTGTAACCCACGAGGTGAACTACGAACTCCAGCGGTTGCTCGACCCCACGACCCGCGCCACCTACGAGTTCGAAAAATCGCTCATGGCTCCCATCCTTGAGATGAATATGCGCGGCGTCCTCATCGACGAGGAATACCGGCGCAAACTTGTCCTCGAATATTCCGCAGACCTCGACCGGCTAGAGCACCACTTCAATCTCATCACCCTTGAAGGCCTCAGTGTCAACCTC